TGCTCGAATCGAGGGAGACATCATGAGCATCCAGCTCCGCAAGGGTGAGTCCGTGAACCTGAACCAGCTCGCCCGCCAGACTCCCCAGGAGAGCGTCCTGAAGGGCCTGCTGCGCAACGACCTTCGTGCCCTGGCTGCCCGGTTCGGCGGCCGGTGAGAAGGACGAGCTGAAGGCGAAACCCCTCCGGGGGTCCGGCCGGCTGGTAGCCGACCGCTGATGAGCCAGCCTGCTCACCCATCGGGAGATGATGATGACGACGTACGTACACCCCGCATCCTGGGACGAGTACACCGCCGCCCTTGACTGGGCGAGGAGTGGCAACGAGCGGATCGCCGAGGCGACCAGCAAGCCCGAGGAGATGCCTCGCGGTTCGAGGTACTACCTGACCAGCGACTTCCAGTCGGGGTTCGGTGTGCACCAGGACGGCACGCTGATCGGTCTGTTCAGCACCGTCAAGGGTCGCGGTGAAGACCTGGTCTGGGACGCGGTGACGCACAAGGGCGCGAAGCGTCTGGACTGCTTCGACGGGTTCCTGCCGGAGTACTACAAGCGGTTCGGTTTCGTCGAGACCGAGCGCGTCGCCAACTGGACGCCCGGTCAGCCTGACGTGGTCTTCATGGCGCTGTGATTGTGCAACCTGCGCAAGTGTGATACTGTAGCGACAGCGAACGAGAGGGAAGCAAGTGGACGGGTACAGCATCACTCCGGAGTACACGGTCGAGGAGCTGGCAGAGCTCCTGGCGGAGCTGGAGCAGCACGAGCGGCGAGAAGTCCTGAGAAGGGCGGACGAGATCGCGGCCTCGCATTACGAGTGAAGGCGAAACCGGCGAGAGCCGGTCGGGCCGGGGCGGTTCCCGGCTCCTGATGAGCCAGCCAAAAATGCAAGGTCCATCGCTGAGTCCGAAAGGGCATCCACATGAAGGTATTACGGGGAGCACAGGTGTTGCTGGACGCGCGGCGTAACCGCGAGGACAGCACCGGGGAGCCTGGGTTCTTCAGGAGGGAAGTCAGCTTCGGCTGACCCAACTCTGCACACCACCGCCCTTACCCGAGAAGCGGGGCGGGGGGTGTGCACCTCACATGCGAAACCCAGCCGGCCTGCACTCAGGTCCGGTCTGGGTCGGGGCAGGGCGGTACCTGCCTCCTGACGAGCAGCCACTGAGGAGAGATCATGGAACTGGACAGGGAGACCCTGGAGAAGGCGGCCGAAGAGGCGCTGGCCCGCCCGAGTGACGCGATGTTCTGGGACGACCGCCTCTTCGAGACGCACGGTGCGGTGTTCCACTGGGCCGAGTACGGCGACGACCTCCTGGAGGAGTCCAACTACCTGACCGCCCTGGACCTGATCAGGGGTGCGGCGGGTGACGACGCGGACGAGCACGTCATCGACGGGACGTCCCGACACTGGGCCTGCGGCTCCCTCCGGACGATCTACGTCCAGGTCTACGAGACCTTCGAGGAGGAGTGCGAGTGCGACCCCTACTTCGAGCACGAGGACGGGTGCGACGAGGACGAGGAGTCGTGGCACTGCCAGAACTTCTGCCTCGTCGAGTGCGACGGTGAGCGGTGCCTCCCCGAGGAGCAGACGTTCACCCCCGCGTTCATCGAAGCGACCGAGCTGGCCCTGTATCTGCGGGACGGCGGCGCGATCCTCGACGACTCGGACTACTCCGAGCGTGAGTGGGAGGCGTTCGAGAAGACGCTGAAGGAGGCAGTCGAGAACGCCCAGCGTGAGTACACCCTCGTCGACACCTGTGCAGAGGACGACGCAATCGCGGAGCTCTACTACCAGGACGAGGACAACACCCACCGGCAGAGCTGGTGCCGCTCGGAGGACGTCGACTGGGAGGTGGTGGAGGAGGAGTACCGCGAGGCACGGGACGCCTACTTCCTGGAGCGGGCGACCGAGGTCTACCGGTGGAACGTGCTCGGCTACAACCCCGACCAGCTCGAACTGTTCGTGGCCTGAGTGTGCAAGTGGGACAAGCCGAAACCCCGAAAGGGGTCGGGGTGGGGTGGCGCCTACCTCCTGATGATGGCAGCCGTGAGTGTGAAGGTGTAGCAGATGAAGATCCCGAGCAACGTGGTGCGGTGCCTGGACGACAACGGCCCGATCCTCTACCCCCTGACGGTCGGCCCGTACAAGTGCCAGACCTGCGGCAACGGACTGAAGCCGGGGCAGACCCCGGAGGTCGGCGCCCACTGGGACGAGTCGTACGGGTACCTCGTCGAGGTCGAGACGGAAGACGACCCGCGCGACACCGAGGAGGAGATCGAGGATGTGTACTCCGCGCTCAGCGTGTTCGCCGACATCCTCGGCGACGGCATGACCGCGTCGGGTGTGGGTGGTCACTTCACCTGCACCGAGGCGAACCGCCTGGCCGAGGCGCTGATGGTCGGTGGCCACAAGCGTGCGGCGATGACCTTCCTGGAGGGGCACGCCGAGGGTGACTACGACGTGGATGACGAGCACGGTTCGATCGAGGACTACGAGGCGTACGTCCTGGAGCTGGACGGCAAGCCGGTGCCCGAGCTGATCGAGGAGCCCGAGCCCAAGGTCGAGGCCCCCTTCACCAAGGAGGTGAAGCTCGCGATCGTCACGACCGAGGAACTGCTCGGCCTGCTGAACCTGAACTGACCCGAGGCGAAACCCCTGAGAGGGGGTCGGGCGGGGTGGCATCCCGCTCCTGATGAGCCTGCCGTGACCCAAGGAGAACCACAGTGACCCCCAAGTTCCGCACCCACGACCTGAACGTCCGCGACTCGAAGCGCAAGGACAAGGCCACCACCCTGGCTCGCAAGACGGTTCGTCAGAACAAGTACGAGGGCAGCCCGGCTGTCGTCCGCATCACCGCCAACGCCTGAGACCGAGGAGTCCGACAGTGCCCAGCATCGACACGATCAAGAAGTTCGTCACCCCCGAGCGGGTGCAGGACATCATCGACACCGCAGCGTACGGAGGCATCACCTACTGGGCCACGGAGCCGACCGACGAGGAGTTCGCCGGCCTGCCCGAGGGCAAGCAGTACACCATCGTCGAGGGCCAGCCTGCCGACTCCCGCTTCGGTGAGGAGCGCGAGGTCGACGAGGTGCACTACCTGAGCGTGCACGACATCCAGTCTGCGTACGCCAGACTCCTCGACCTGGACCAGGAGTACGTGAACCGTGAGTACCACGGCTACATCCTGGACTCCTGGCAGGAGAGGTCCGAGAAGGATGGGATCGAGACCGGCGACATCGACGCTGGCACGGCGGACATCATCGTCCAGGTCGCTTGCTTCGACGAGGTCCGCTACGGCTGAACCAGTTGTGCAAGTGTCGCGAGAGTGATACTGTGACTACCACACCAAGGCGAAACCCCCGAGGAGGGGGTCGGCCCGAGCGGATCTCGGGTCCTGATGAGCCAACCCAAGTGTGAAGGTGTAGCAGAGATGCCCAACATCATCGAGCAGATCGAGCAGTACGGCCCGCTGAAGCTGGCCCGCATCGCAGACGTGACCGAGCCCGACTCGCACGTCAGTGACGGCGCCGACTTCCTGGCCTCGATCCGTGACGACGTGACCGAGAAGGTCTCGTACTACTGGGACGGTGGCGAGAGCCAGCTCCTGGACATCGTGCAGGACGAGCGCGAGCGCATCCAGGACGAGGTGAGCGACAGCGCCCCGAGCGTCTACACCCATGAGATGTGGCGCCAGTTCGTCGACCTGTGCGCCTACCGGGAAGACCTCTCCGACCACGGGGAGCCGACCGACGACACGATGGAGGGCCGCGCTCGACTGGCGCTCAGCTCGATCGGCTTCCGCCTCGCCTCCGCCCTGCTCGACGAGATCGAGGAGGCCAGCAAGTGAGCCGCATGAAGGATCTCGCGATCGACCTGATCACCTACGAAGAGGGGATGCTCGACGCGAGGGAGACGCTGGAGCTGTTCGCCCTGCTGGTCAAGAGCGGCATGGCCTGGACCCTCCAGGGATCGTACGGACGGACGGCCAACGAGCTGATCCACGCTGGCTACCTCACCCAGGAGGGCGGGGTCACCGAGTTCGCCGACTCCATGATCGAGGAGCTGGTCGCGACGTGACCGACATGCCTCGCCAGTTGAGTGCACGGGTGGACCGGAGCCTGGCGCAGGACGTGATGATCCTGCGCCGGACCGGCCTCTCGTACAGCGAGATGATCAAGATGGCGATCCACCTGCTGGCCATGGTGTGCCACACCGCGTGGATCAACCGAGTGGTCGAGCCGGGCGAGATGCCCGAGCTGATCGCCTACAAGTACCGCATGACCCCGAAGCCTCGCCCGATCGAGGGCGAACTCACCCTTGAGGAGACACCCGATGAAGACCGCAGCCCGCTACGTCCTGACGTTCCTCGCCCTCGCACTGCTGGGCTCCCTGACCTGGAACTCGCCGGCCTCGGCCTCCGAGACGCCCCGACCGGTAACCCTGCCCGCCAAGGTGAAGTACGTGCCCGTCTTCCACGTCCCGACCAAGCCGTGCGCCGATGACTACGACGACCGCAACTGCTACTGGGATGCGGCCAAGCGAGGCAACGGCAAGGGGTACTCGTACTACGTCGACCGTGCTGGCAACGTGACGTACCTGAACCCGAAGCTGAACGACCCGGCCAAGCGCCAGGCGTGGGCCAAGAAGAACAAGGCCCTGAAGCGGGAGTACTGGGGCACCGTGTGGGGACACCGCCTGTGCTACGCCAAGGTCGGCGACACCTCGTACGTCTTCTGCTTCGACGGCTTCACCGAATCGTCCTGACCTGTGCATGTGTGACAAGGCGAAACCTCCGGGAGGAGGTCCGTGTGGGATGGCTGCCCACGCGCTGATGAGCCAAGCCATGATGATGGGAGACACCCAGTGAAGTGCAGCGTCGTGAACAGCAAGGGCGAGAGGTGCGACCGAGACCGTACCGGCACCGCCGAGCTGTGCTCCGCACACCAGACTCGCCTCCTGCGGTGGGGTCACGTTGACGCGGACCGCCCGATCCGCCCGTACACCCCGGCTGCCGACAAGGCCCCGGCCAAGAAGCTCGGGAACGGCACCGAAGAGCAGAGGTTCTACGGCCTGGTGCGCAAGGAGGGCGAGCACTGGTGGTGGGAGGGTGGCGTGATCAAGAACTCCGGCTACGGCCAGGTGTGCTTGGACACCACGCCTGAGACTGCTGGCCGAGCGGCCTGGCGCCTGGCTCACGGGCCAATCCCGGAGGGTGCGCGCATCGTCCCGACCTGCGGGAACAAGCTGTGCGTGAAGCTGTCCCACCTGGAGGCGCGGTACCCGAACGGCGAGCCGGTCTTCGAGTTCACTCCCGAGGAGCTGGCCGAGGCGGCAGGTGTGCTACTGTGACATGGAAGCGGGACGAGCTGGGCAACTGGGCCTACCTCCCCGATGTGGCGGGGGCCCGAGCTGACATCCACCAGCAGTACGACAAGTGGTACGGCGAGGAGTACGACACCCTCTCCGACGAGCTCGACAAGCTGGTCGGCGCCGTTGGTCGAGAGATCATCGAGCTGATCAAGGACGAGTTCCCCGACCCGAACCCGCTGGGTTCCCTGTTCAGTCCGTACGTCGGTGACCTGATCGCCGACCGCATCCGCGAGAAGTACCTGAACCTGAACTCCAAGGAGGAGTCGAGTGCCTGAGTTGATCGTCGGACTGAGCGGCTACGCGAGGTCCGGCAAGAACGAGGCGGCCAACGCCCTGATCGAGAGGGGCTGGAGGCAGGCGGCCTACGCAGACAAGCTGCGTGAGTTCCTGTACGCGGTGAACCCCCTGATACCTGGGCACTACGGTGCCGGGAACCTGCGCCTGCGGACGCTGGTCGACCGAGTCGGGTGGGACTACGCCAAGACGACGTATCCCGAGGTCCGGTCCCTGCTCCAGCGCACGGGTACGGAAGCTGGCCGGCGCGTGCTCGGCGATGACGTGTGGGTGGAGGCCCTGTTCGCCTCACACCATGACGCGCTGGGCCTGGTGGTCACTGACGTGCGCTTCCCCAACGAGGCGGAGGCCATCGCCAAGCGGGGCGGCGTGATGATCCGGGTGAACCGGCCCAACGTCGGCCCGACCAAGGACAAGTACGGCCGAGCGCACGTCAGCGAGACCGCGCTCGACGACTGGCCCTTCGATCACGTCCTGGTCAACGACGGGTCGGTGAGTGACCTGCACACCAAGCTGCACGGCGTCGCCGAACTTGTGCAACTGTGACTGGGAGTGCTACTGTGACAATCAGAACGATCCGAGAGCTCGACGAACTGCCTGACGGTACGGAGATCGAGATCCAGGACAAGCGGGACACGCCCCTGTTCAAGCAGGGTGGCGACTGGTACAGCCCAAGCAAGACGGCGACCCAGAACATGATCGCTTACGTCAACACCCGGCGCTGGGGAGTGCGGGTCATCACCGAGGAGGATGTGTAAGTGAGCCTGATCGAGGAGATCAAGCAGATCGTCAAGGAGTACGACGAGCTCCAGGTCCAGCGCGAGGAGGAGCTGGCTGAGTTCAAGGACGAGGAGGGCGAGGTCACCGACTGGTACAGCTACGACTCCCGCCGCACCGAGCAGGACGAGGCTGACGCCGAGCAGTACGGCTTCGTGATGGCTCGCCTCGCCCGGCTGATCGAGGAGGCCGGCGAGTGAAGTACCTGAAGATCGGGATCTCCGGCCCGTACATCA